CCACTCTTTTGCTCTAGCATAATCGTGATGTTTGTCTTCAGAGTCAGCCCACATTCCTGGACTTATTCCATTCCAACGGTTTCTTTGTTCTGGATGATCTTTGTTTAATCTTCTTGATTCAACAAATATTCTTCTTTCTTGTTCATACTCAAAAGAACCTAATTCAGCCATAGATTCATGAGTAAATGCAATTATTGATAATCTTTCTGCATCAGGATCCTCAAGAACAATTGGTGTATTTCCATGTAAACCAACAGTATTTAAAACTAATAATAAATCTCTTGGTCTAACATTTACAGCATAACCAATTTCAGGGAATGTTAGATAACCACCAGAAAACTTATCATTATTGCTCATGACACATAAATTTGCCATCCCTAATTCCATATTCTTGGCGTCATGATGTGCTGCAGTTCTAAAATTACGATTCACAGTTACTGTTGTAAATGGAGTTCCTGGAACTCGAAATTTAGAATCAATTTTTTCTGCTACTTCCATTTGATTACTAAATCTCCATGGAAGTAATTCTTTAAATCCTTTAGATAAAGATTGTAAAAATGGATATGCTAATGCAAATTCTTCTGGATTATCTCTGGTATAAGATGTTGCTCTACCATATGGAATTCTTGGATATCTTGAATACCAACCAGAAATGCCACTATTAACAACATTAGCATAAGTTGTATCGCTAATATAATTATCTAAAATATCTTGTGCTTTCTTTTTTGCAATATCTACCTCTTCGTCACACAATGAATTTGCAAAATCATCAAATATAAAATTATTTGCTTTGATTTTTTCGGTCAACCAAACAACACCCCTACTCTCATCAGATTTTAATGTTTTATATTTCTCTCTAATTATATTAATTTCTTTTCTTGGATTTCTTTCTCCAAAAATATCAGAAATATTATTTTTTAAAAAATGTTCAAGAATATCGAATTGCTCATCTGTAACCCATTCTCTTCCGCCACATGTACCTGTTCTTGGTCCACCAGCAATACCTCTATTTTGAGTTTCAACTGCTGCTTCTCGTAATCCAGCATAAGCTGAATCAGCTTCTTCTTGTGTAAAGAAGTTTTTACGGAATTTAAAAACAATATTTTTTTCGTTCAACCCCTTTCCACAATGCCCACAATCCATATTTTTTTCACAATTTTCTTCAGATGTGAAATCAGCACAATCTGGTGGTAAATATATATCACAATCTTCTTCTATCAATGTATGATAATGTGAATCATCTAACCATTGACCTATTAAATCTGGTCTTGGTATAACTTCTTCAGGTTTTAATACAATTACTTTTGTCATTTTTTGATCCTATTAATATTAATACTCATAGTTTACTATACTTTTTAAATAAAGTAAAGCACTTTTTGTTATTTAGAAAAATATAAATATAGTAATAAAACAAAGGAACTTAAAATGGCTGCACAAGACTTTTCTCCATGTGATCAAGATATTTTGCAATCTGCAAAATTTATCTTTACTATTCCTAGATTAACCTCTACACAATTCTTTTGTCAGGCAGCAAATATTCCTGGAATATCAACACATGCAAAATATCAAACTACTACATTTTTAGACCTAGCAATTCCAGGCGATAAAATAATTTTTGAGGATTTAAATATAGAATTTTTGTTAGATGAGGAATTGCAGTCATGGATTGGAATAAGTGAATGGATGCGGGGTATTGCGTTTCCTGAAAATTTTGATCAATATATAAATTTAAGGCATCAATCAAAATATAGTGAACGAGTAGAATTCCCTCAATATGCTGATGCAGAATTGGTTGTTTTATCTTCATCAAATCAACCAACAGTAAAAGTATATTTTAAAGATTTATTTCCTATTTCTTTATCTGCGATAGACTTTGATATAAGATTGAGTTCTGAAAAAGTAATGACAGCATCTGCGTCCTTTAAATATAAAAGGTATGATGTAGAAATATTGTAGTACCTATATAAATTTATTTGAGAATTAATTATTATGCTAAAACTTGATCAAATCATTGAGGAATGGAAATCTGATTGTAAAATAGATGAAACAGACCCTCAACACGAACTAATAAAAACCCCATTGCTCCATGCAAAATATATTGAAATATTGTCTCAACAAAGACTAGCATCACATAAAATGAAATTTAACCACTCAAAAATGAAAAAAATCAGAAGGGAATATTATTTTGGGAATTTAGACAAAGAAACCCTTGATGAATATGGGTGGGAGCAGTTTGATCTTAGGATTGGAACTAAAGGTAATGTAGATTACTACTTAGATTCAGACGAGAATTTAATAAGACTTCTTGAAAAAAAAGCTTATTATGATGAATGTGTATCAATATGCGAATCAATTCTAAAAGAATTGTCTGCTCGTACTTGGCAACTCAGGGAATTTATGCAATATAACAAATTTTTGGCTGGTGGATAATGATAGAAGTACATAAAATAAACGAATCCTTTGTTATCCTTAAATGCGATAGAGGAATAGCCCAAGAATTATCTGAATATTTTTCGTTTCTAGTTCCTGGTTACAAATATATGCCTGCATTTAAAAATAAAATGTGGGATGGAAAATTAAGATTAGCTAAACTTCTTCCAAATGGTGATGTTGAATTTTATGTCGGATTAATTAACCAACTAGAAATATTTTGTTCGGACAGAGAATATTCCCTAATTAAAAATTATGATGATCGTTTGAATTTAATTTCATCAGAAGAATTACAATGCTTTATTGAAAAATTAAATATACATTCTTACGGAAAACGTATTGAAGTTAGAGATTATCAATTTAAATGTGTGTTAGATTTTTTAAATACGAAAAGAATGGTAGGATTAAGTCCAACCAGTTCTGGAAAGAGTCTGATTCTTTATATTATAATACGCTATTTAATACAAAATACTTGTAAAAAAACATTATTAATTGTACCAAATGTATCATTATGCCACCAATTAGCCTCAGATTTTGTAGATTATGCATCACACAATAAATGGGATTCTGATAATCATATACATCTAGTGTTTTCCGGAAAAGATAAAGATGCTGATAAAGAAATAATTTTATCTACATGGCAATCTTTATATACCATAAAAGATAAAAATTACTTTAAACAATTTGATCTTGTTATTTGTGATGAAGCGCATCTTTCTTCAGGAAAAGAAATAACTACTATAATAGAAAAGTGTATTAATGCTGAATATAGAATTGGTGTAACTGGTACTCTAAATGGTCAAAAAATACATTCATTGCAATTAGAATCATTATTTGGTCCAGTAAAAAAAGTTATTACAACAAAAGAATTAATGGATAATAATCAAGTAACAAATTTAGCCATTAAATGTATTGTATTAAAGTATCCAGAAGAAATAACAAAACTTACCCAAAATTTAAAATACCAAGAAGAATTAGATTTTATTATATCAAATAAAGAAAGAAATAAATTTATTAAAAATCTAACTTTATCTCTTAAAGGAAATACATTATTGTTGTATCAATTCGTAGAAAAGCATGGAGATGTGTTATATAACCTTATTTCTAATTCGAAATTTGCACAAGATAAAATTGTATACTATATACATGGAGATATAAAAGCGGAAGAAAGGGAATCCATAAGAAAGGCGATGGAGACTCAAAATAATGTTATTCTAATAGGTTCTGTTGGTACTGTTTCTACTGGAACAAATATTAAAAACTTACACAACATTATTTTTGCAAGTCCAAGCAAATCAAGAGTTAGAAATCTCCAAGCAATTGGAAGGGTTCTTCGACTTAATGAGAATAAGGATAAAGCTATCCTTTATGATTTAGCAGACGATCTGAGGTATAAAAAGCATCAAAATTATACTATTCTTCATTTTAAAGAAAGAATTAAAATTTACAATGAAGAAAAATTTAATTATAAATTGATTAATATTGATCTAGATCAGACCCTATAGATCTTAATTACGGCTAACTGGAGGCTTACTGTTTAATGATATTTTTTAATTGACCTTATAGTATCAATTAGTAATTATCTATCTTCAAATGCTTTAAAATGATGGTTGCGAGCGCAGCGAAGCAGGAGCGAAGCGACTTAATAAGACCTAATTGAATTTAATTAATACTATCTCTACTTTAAAAATATTAATTGAATTTAAACTACATCGAGTTTCTTTGACTCGTCGCTTCGCTCCTGCTTCGCTGCGCTCGCACAACATCTATTTTGTTTAATATTAGATTTAAGCAGCAGCGAAGGATATGACACCCCATTTTCAGGGGGCATCAAAATTTTTTTTTAGATTTATGACAGTAAGTATTTTTATTTGAATCCGCATTATTGGGCTCTGTACCTTACCCCACTTACTACGATTTTTAAAGAGAACTCGGTGTCAGTTTCTCTATATAATGCTTTTTATGAATTCTAGATCGAATAAAATATATTAACAAGTTAATGTTCTATTCTGACCTTTATTTAACCTTTTACGATTATCTTAACCGAATCCCAGAACGGCTGGTACGATTTAAGGCATCCCTTTCGGGGCAGAAGATAAAAGAC